AGGTACATCTCCTTATGAAAAAACGAGCCAGAGCTCGTTTAATCGGTTATCTAGTAAGTGAGAACAGCGTAACTTTACTTACTGTTGTTACAAACCCTTATAAAACAAGTGTTTGAGCGGTTTTGGTCTTCTTATTTTTATTTTTGTGGACTTTTTTGTGGACTTACAGGTTATTTATAGCTTTCTCAAAATAGGAAACAGCTTCCTTTTCTTTTTCTTTTGAGATATGTCCGTACGTGTCTAAGGTCATTTTGATATTGGAGTGACCTAATCGGTGTTGTAGTTCCTTATAACTAATACCAGCGTTCAGCAATAAACTAGCGTGAGTGTGTCTAAAAGCGTGAAAGGTGAAGCGAGGGATGCCTACTTCTTTGCAACGGTGTGCTAATGCTTTTGATCTAACGTCACTACTCGCGTATGTTAGGGTTGGACTAGCAAAAATAACTTTAGGAGCACGCGCACCGATTTCTATAAAAATTAATCTTTGTCTATTCCTATATTGTTTTAACAGTAGGGCTAGTTTGTTATCAATACTAATGATACGCTTACCGGATTTTGTCTTGGGTGTGCTGATTTGATTGATTTGTCGGTTATACGTCTTTGAGATACTAACGGTACCAGCTTCTAAATCAATATCAGACCATTCGAGAGCTACCGCTTCACCAAAACGGCAACCAGTGGCTAACAAAAAGCAATAAAGGACGTTATCATAATAATATTGATATTTGGTTGGTGCTAATGTTTCCATATAGTCGAGCAATGCTTTTAGATTTTGAGGATTAATAAATTTTACCCTATCGGCTGATTTCTTTTGCTTTTTAGGGATAATGATTTCCCTAGCTGGATTATAGGGAATAAGTTGCAATAGTACCGCGTATTGGAGAATTCTACGGTTAATAGAACAAGCAACCTTAAAGTTTACTAAGGTGTGTGCTAGTTTATTGGCAAATTGTTGAACAAAGCTAGGAGTTATCCTTTCTAACTTCATATTACCGAAAACGGGCAGAATATGATTTTTAAGTAGCAATTTAGTGCTTTCATAAGTCTGCGGCTTAACGGTGAGTTGGTAACTCTTTAGCCATAGTTCTGCCAACTCTTGATAATTCCTAATCTGTGCTTCTTTATGTATTGTAGATCCATTAGACAGGAAGTCAAACTGCGCGTGTTTGGCTTTTTGTTTGACCTCTGTTTGTGTCCTCCCTGTGACACTGGTTTTTACTCTCTTACCTGTCATTTGGTCAATGCCTAGATAAATACTAGCACGATAAACGATTGTACCGTTTTTCTTCTTATGTTCTGTTATTTTCATGATCATAAACCTTTCCATCAGCAGGCAAGCTATTATTAAAAGGGTTTTAGATTAGTTCATATCATGTCATGGTATAATAATGGTATCGGGTAAATATCCGAAATATTATAAAAGAAAATCATGGTATAATATTAGTCTTTTTAAGACCTTGCGGGCGTGGGGTCTTTTTTGTTTGGTTTTGTAAGGTATAGAGAGTTTCAGAAGAAGTTTTGCATGTCTAAAAACTAGGTCAAGGTTTACATAGATTCGAGCTCTTGAAAATGTCTGTCCCTATGATATAATAAACCTCGTAACAAAGTAAAAGACGGTAGTCGTAGCCTTATGTCTGGAGGTGGTGCTTATGTATGTAAGTCACAGAAACCAAAAGAAAGGAGACGACAAGGTTTGTCAGTTTATGAAACGCTTACTTTGATGATTGCCTTTGGTACTCTGATAGTAGCTATCATGAATAACAAGAACAAATAGAAAAACCGTCCCACACTTTAGCCAATCGTGGACGGTTTATAGAAAATATAAACAAATACGGTAAGGCTGCCGTCTTAAACGGTGTTACCACAGGAGATTGTTTGCGCAATCTCCTTTTTCTATGTCCATTATAGCTTTGTTTGATAAAGAAGTCAAAGGGTATAGTTAGAAAGTATAGTCTTTAGCGCTCTTAACATTCCTTAGTGTTACCAAAATGAATAAAAATAATTTTATGCAAGAATTTATAATGCTTTATGCAACCACTGATCACGCGCAGATAGTTTTTTTTAATTACCGCCGACAAAAAGTTCAGAAAAGTTCAGATTATACCTCAATTTTTGTCAAGTTTTGAGGGTCTTGTAATTAAAGAAAATTAAAGGCGTATCAAGGTATTTGCGCGTAGGTAAAGATGATAAACTTGGCATTTAGACATGAAAATTGAACAGGTCATAAAATGAGCGGTAACGGTAAGGTTACAGTAAGGTAGCTAATTTTATTCCACGCGCATAATGCTGAACTTCGAGCGAACTTAGAGAATAGAAGGTTACTACTCCCAAACACGAACACATGGTCGCATTTCGGAATGCTGGAAAATGTTGGCACGTACTGACATAATACGTCAACCTATTTCAATAGTTGTAAAACGCTCGGTAAATTCACTTAAAGAACTTGATATATCGGTCGTTTATTAATTTACTTTTTCCGTTGTGACAGCTTCTAAAATCAGTTGGCATTTTTAGCGTATAGTATTCAGAAAATCGGACTTTTCGGCTGTCTTAAAGAGCAAAATGCGAGTCCTTAAAGGTAAAGCAACCAAAATTAGTGGAAAATAGTGGAATTCGGCGCGTGGGTATCAGATAGTCATGATTTAGATGTAAAACTCCCAATAACTTCTCCGATAATACGGAAATCACTATCTCTATCTATGAGTATATCGTCATACTTGTCGTTCAGACTATGCAGAAACGCTCCAGAATCGTTTATAACAAGTTGTTTGATATAAGCATCACCGTAATACTCAAAAACTCCTATATCACCATCTGACAGGTTAATAGATAGTTTGATAAATACATAGTCCCCAGAATGGTATTCGGGTTCCATAGAATCGCCATAAACCGGTATGACAAAATCAGCGTCGTAATCGACTGGTAATTCAATTGTTTCTACTTGTACATCATTTAGATACTGACCTGTACCAGCTGAAGCTGCGTGGTCGTAGTAATTGTAAGTGTAGTAGGTGGCTTGTGGTTCTTCTACTGTGTTTTGTTGTTCTAATTGTGTTTCAGCATAATCAAGGACGTTTAATTGTCGCTTGTGTTCTAGCTGAGATAAAGTAGATGTTACTTTTTGTAGGGTTGATGGGATAATATTACTATTTGTTTCAATATTATTAGAATCAAAACGGGGGTCAATGTCTGATTTTAGAACTCCGAAGAAGTCCGCCAGCTTTTGAACGTTTCCAGCAGTTGGGAGTGAACGACCTTTAACATAGCCAGTTATCGTACTCTTAGGTATTCCTAGTTTGTTGTGAATATCTATCTGTTTGATATTCTTTTTAGCCATAAGCATGTTGAGATTTGTTGAGAAAATTTCTCTATTTATTAAATCTTGGGGACTATTTTTAGCCATTTCTCTTACCCCTTTCTTTTTGTATCTGAATTAATTCTAACACAAATAAACCTAAAAGTACTATTTTTTTAATATTTTTCTACAAAAATCATTGACTTGGTACGAAAATAATAGTACTATTAAGCCATAGCTTTTTAGAAAGGAGTTGAAAACATGACGCAAATTACACTAAAAGCTGCCCGAATCAACGCTGGTTACACTTTAAAACAAGTAGCTGGAGCGGTTGGGAAAAATCCCCAAACTATTTCAAAGTACGAAAAAGATAGCTCCGATATTTCTTTAGGACTATTGCAAAAATTATCATCTTTGTACGGTGTCACTATTGATAACCTTTTTTTAGGTAAAAAAGTACGAAAATAATAGTACTTCATTAATTAGAAAGGCAGGCAAGAAATGACAGTGGGTGACAAAATCAAAACTATTCGCCTTAACTTAGGCGAAACTATGGAGGAATTCGGAAAACGCTTTGGCACTTCTAAAGGTACTGTTAATAATTGGGAGAAAGGAAGAAACCTCCCGAATAGAAACAGTCTATTAAGAATAGCACAGCTCGCTAATCAAACTGTTAGCGACTTCTTAGCTATCACCGATTAAGAAAGGCAGGTAAATAACAAATGGCTAGAACACCATTTACACAAGAATTATTACATCAGATATTTGACGATACAGGAACAATGAGCCTAGAGCTGATTGCTGAACGGCTTCCCGATTGGTCTGAAAAAGACATCAAGCTTAGGCTGGCAGCTTGGCGGTATCGAAATAACATTGATTACACCATGGCAAACGGTGAAATTGATACCTTTGAAATTATCAATAACAGAAAAGCCATATCCGAAGAAGTTTCCGCAGGAAGGCAACTTAAGCTTGAAGAGTATTTCAAGCAAGTACAGGCAACGGCTGAAATTATTAATAAACCGACTGCTAGCGACACCAATCGTTTAAAGGCCATTCAATTACAACAAGTGGCTATGGATGAAATTCCTGATCAGTATTTTAAAGAACTAACGGAACTCTATGGATAAAGGAGGATTACCATGAACCTAGTTTACATGGACGGTAAGAAAGAGCCGTACACCACACACGACATCATAGCTGAGCATGCTGAAATTGACATTATTTCAGTTAGAAAGCTGATCGATAAGCATAAAAAGGATTTAGAAGCGTTTGGGGTTTTGTCATTTGAAATCCATAAACCTGAAAAAGGTTCACTAGGCGGACGACCTAGAAGAATTTATCACTTAAACGAACAGCAGGCGACTTTATTAGTTACCTATCTAGGAAATACCGAACCAGTCAGAGAGTTTAAAAAGAACCTAGTCAAGGCATTCTTTGAAATGCGAGAAGAACTCACTCAAATTAGGTTACAGCGTTCTCTTGAAGCTCCTAAACGAAAAACACTTAATGAAGCTATCAAGACATGGGAACACGCGCCTAAAATGGCTTATCCGACTGTGTACAATTTATTGCTTAAAGCTGTTACTGGTAAGAATAGCAAGCAATTAAAAGCAACCAGAGGTGGTTATTCTGGTATTGACTGCTTAAACTCAATTGAGCTAGCACAGTACACCGCTTTAGAAGATATGGCAATCGCTCTTATCAATCTTAATTTTACCTATCAAGATATTAAGACAATGGCATTAAAAAACACGCTACAATGCGCGTGAAAACAACAAAAAAGGCTTTGACAGCGACCAAACTTCCAAGCCTTCAACTAGTATAACTAAACTCAATTAATAAAGCAGGCAAGCTATTATTAAAAGGGTTTTATATCTTATATTATAGCATATTGAAGCTATTTTGACCATACGTAGGGAGCTACCCCTTAAAAACTAGCATGAATCTAGTATAAGAAACCGGCAATCAATAAGAATACTATACAGAAAATAATAATTAAGCGAGAAAAAGCATAATGAAATATAGAGTAGAAACAAATCCTTTTTCAAAAGATAGGTACACTCCCGAACAGCGAGAAATGTTCAAAAATCGCCAACTCAGCAAAAATAAAGCAGAAGCCTATTTCACTCGACTATATAACCAACATATCGCTTGGGTAATTATTGCTAACGTTATGACAGAGTACGTCATTAAATTCAGAAAAAGTGCCACCAGCTTTGAAGAAGCATGGGACGCTTTAGACTATCAACGAACCACAGAGATTGTCTTTAGAGCCGTTAACGGTTTACCTTGTTCAGAGAAAGACTCAGGGGAACTAGAAACTTATTTAAGTGAGGAACAGCATGAAAAGCATTAAAGAATTAAATGAAATCGCTAACGACATTTTGGTAGATTATGAAGGTCTTTGCGGTCAACTTATGGATATTCTAGATGTCCTAGATTTGGCTGCTCAAGAATATAGTAAGGAAACAACTAGTGCAATTATAAACACGAGTTGTAGCGCTTTGAAGTGCCTTATTTCTGACCATGATAAGACGACACGTAAATACAGAAAGGAGTTGTAACCATGCAAGAACTTAACCTCACACCAACACAGACGCTTATTCTATTCTTTGTTTTAAGTCTCTTAGGGCTTCTTCTTAGCCTTTCTAAGTCATTAATAGACATTGATTTACCAGAAGATACCCAAATCCCTAAACCACCTAAGAACGCAAACTATGGGGCTTATATTCAAGCACAGAACCATTATTACAATTAGGGAGGAACTGAATGACACTACCAGAGAATTATAGACGTGTCCTTAATCTGATTAAGGTTGGAGCAGACAACCCCATTACAGGGGCAGAGATTAGCTTAATACTGAAACTTGAAGAACGCTCCGTCCAAAGTATCATCAGTAGCTTAATCACGCGCTATAACGTCCCTATTATCGGCATTAGGCACGGATTCAATCGTGGTTACTTTATCCCAGCTAACAAAGAAGAATTGCTAGACGGTGCTAAAGCCTTTTACAACCAAGTACAAAAGGAACAAGAACGCCTAAGTGTCTTATTGAATGCCGATTTAACCAGTTATAAGGAATTACTCAAAGGAGGTTAGGTATGAGCTTATTTAGTCAAGATTATGAAGCCAAACTCTTAGAACAAAACCTGACCGCTTTTAATCGCTTTTTGGAAGCCTACCAGAAACCTAAACCAAGAGTTTTAGGGTTGATCACGGCCGAACAAGTCAAAGAGGAATTAAATATCAAAGGTAAAACCCTAAAACGGTGGGAAAATGCTGGGTTAAGACGATACCAACCACCACTAGAAGACACCAGGAAACATTATTACAAGGTCAGTGATATTCTTATCTTTTTGGGGGTAAATGTGTAGATGGCTATTTATGAAGCAAGAGGCTTTAGCTCTTATTTGTACCCCTACAAAGGACCTTTAGAACCATTTGACTATATTGCTCAGTTTAGGCCTTTGAAACCGCCTGAGGATATTGATATTGAAGAATACAAGCGAACACAAGCCCCCTACTGCCTAAGTGGCAAGGTCACAGCAGAGAAAAACGGTAGCTATAAGCGCAATAATGCTAGTTTAGTTTATCGCGATTTGATTTTTCTTGACTATGACGAGATAGAAACAGGCGTCAACCTACCTAAAATCGTTTCTCAGACGCTTTGGGAGTATAGTTATATTATTTATCCAACGATTAAACACACCCCCGAGAAGCCCCGTTATCGCCTTGTCATGAAGCCTAGTGACGTGATGACTGAAGCAACTTATCAACAAGTGGTCAAGGAGATAGCCGATAAGATTGGACTGCCGTTTGATTTAGCTAGTCTTACCTGGTCGCAATTACAAGGCTTACCCGTTACAACAGGCGACCCAGAGGACTATCAGCGCTATGTGAACCATGGTCTTGATTATCCTGTTCCTAAAAATGGTAGCACGCCAAACAGACAAGTTGTTACTACTTACACGCCACGCCCTAGAAGTCAGCGTTCTATTACCATGAGGGTCATAGATACCTTGTTTAATGGTTTTGGAGACGAAGGCGGGCGCAACGTGGCCTTAACTAAATTTGTTGGCTTGCTATTTAATAAATGGGTGGATTGTGATTTAGAGACGGCTTATGAGCTGGTACAAATAGCTAACAGCGTGACAACTAAGCCACTACCCATTGATGAGATAGATACAACCTTTAGAAGCATACTTGATAAAGAATTAAGAAAGAGAGGAATCAAGCCATAGACAAAGAAGAATTGAAAGACTATCAAAATAAACTATCGCAAGCCACTCAACCTGCTTTTGCCCCTGCTTTCAGGACACGAAAAGGTAGAGGAGACAAAGAATATGTCATTAGTAGCCCCTACAATGTCGGTAAGGTTTTTGAATTTTACGAAAATATCTATACAGGTATTAAATACAACGAATTTGAAAAAACTATTGAAATCACTAAAGCAGTTCCTTGGTCTAAAGAAAAAGGGCTATGGACGAACGAGCAGACCAGCCTTTGTATTGCATTCATTGATGAAAAATATCGGTTTACCCCTCGTAAAGAACATATAGAGGTAGCTATTACCGCTTTAGCTAAAAAGAACACTTATCACCCCATTAAACAGCGTATTGAAAGTCAAAAATGGGATGGTAAAGCTAGAGGAGAACGCTACTTTATTGATCTATTAGGCTGTGCTGATAATTCCTATAATAGAGAAATTGCCAAAGTATGGCTAACAGGTCTCATGGCTAGAATTTATCTCCGTAAAGTAAAGTTTGAAGTCGTTCCTATTCTCGTTGATAAAAGACAAGGAACTGGGAAAAGCACCGTTACTAAGCGACTACTCCCTAGCTACCACACTGATTCAGAAATCAAGTTTGGTAAAAATGATAGTGATTATCAGAAGATACAAGCCAATGCCATTATTGAGCTAGGGGAGCTAAAAGGCATGTCAAAGGCAGAAATTGAAACAGTTAAAAGCTTCATTTCCTCAGATAGTGATACTTATCGTGAACCTTATGAACGTAAAGCCACTCCTCATCCAAGGCACTGTGTCTTTATCGGAACAGCTAATAAAAAATCTTTTCTTAAGGATAGTGGAACAGAAAGACGCTTTTTCCCTATTGAATGTGGTATCAATGACGTGAAAAAACATCCTATGGAGGTGGAAGAAGATTATTTCTTACAGGTACTCGCTGAAGCCAAAGTATGGTTTAACAATTATGAACCACTAACGCCATCTAAAGAGTTAATGAATCAGTTAGCAGACATTCAAGAAGATTATAAGGTTGAAGACGTCGACAAAGAAATTATTGATCAATTACTGAATGAGTTTCAAATTGTTGAAGGTTGGGATAGCTTATCACAGTATGAACAACGGCAATACGTCCTCAAACAGCTAGGAGAGCCGTTAGATAATGCTCAAAGCTATAGTGACTACCCTTCCGCACAGACAGATTGCTTACTCCAAGTCACAAGCCCTAACCATATTGCTTATCTAGGGTTTAACCAAAAACCAACGCAAGGTGGTAAGGCTCTTATTTCTCAAAAAATACGTGATCACTTAGATAATGATGACGGCTGGAAAAAAGGAGAGAATCCCACAAGAAAAAGACTATTTAAAGGTGGAACTCCCGTATCTTACTATGAACGAGTTTAAAAACTACACTAATGCTACATAAAAACTACACGTAATGACACAAGCTAAAACCTTGGTATTATAGGCTTTATACTCTATTGTAGTATTAGTAGTATTTAATATCATAGATAATAATTTTTATAACTAATAGTGCGCGTGCAGAAAAAGAAAGTCTTTTGCTCAAATTAATGCTACTAAAAGCACAAAGTGCCCAAACCTCTTGATACCGTTGGCTTTAGCCCTGTGCTTATTACTGTGCTATTGATTTTTTTAAATGTTAATAACACACATTTTAGAGAGAAAAGAGAGACATATGAATCCTAACTATACAAATCATGGCGTAAAGAAAATGCGTTACAATTATGATGATTTGCCAAACGACCAACTATACCGATTGGAACTTCCTAATGGTCAATGCGGTTATGACTTTATCACCAAAATTAATTTCAACACAAAGTCTAGACCGGGTGATTGTGATTTTACCAGACCAGAACTAACACGACGTGGTTACCAATGGGTCTTTGACTGTGGCTTTGCGATACCTGTTGAGAAAGGAGCTAAAACATAAAAATCAAACTATTTTATCAAAAACACAATGAATCACTAGATGATTTTGAATATCGAGTCAATCTCTTTACCCTATCGGTATCTGTGATAGACATCAAGTTTTCAGAAGCCACTTATGGCAATTATGAAGACATGAGTACCACAACTTCTTTATTGGTCTTGTACAGGTAACTGATATGAAACTAAAACTACACACACGAGGTGGACACCATCACCATACAAGGAGACAACACCCTTTATAATGAGTTGGTCAAATACCTTCTATCTGGCCAACAACCAAACTGGGTAGCATGTCCTTCTGCCATCATCAATTTATCAGACATTATAGCAATCACAAAGGAGAAATAGCATGAGAACATTTTCAGACACACCAAAGACATTCACATTCCACTACACGTTTAAAGACTTTGATACCGCACAAGTAGCCTGCCATGCTATTTTAGGCTATATGACTGGGACCTATGAGCAACCAGTGATTGACGCAACTTATCACAATGATGACCAAGGTGGTCATGCTAATCAGTTAGTCTTAAAATATGCCGAGGACAGAAAACTAAACAAAGTCTTCAAGCGTATCTGTGATAGTTTCAAGGACTATTACAACCAACCTGAGGATATGACGGATGAAGAACTTGATCATCAGCGCGTGGTTTCTTTATCTAAAAGTACTCAAGGGAAAGTTAATAATCGAGACACACTTATAGCCTTTATCTCCGATCATAACCAACTGGCTGAACACCTCTCTATGAATTATAAAGAGATGACGCCAGAAGACTTAGGGGCCATCCTTGAGTCTATCAGTCAAGCCTTTAACCATTTGTATGATATGGTTGTTGAAGGTCAGTTACTCGTTAAATAGACATTCAGAGGTTTTTCCCTCTTTTTGTCGTTTTATCAATAGTTTTGGGTTGTTTGAGTTTTAAGGAGAAAGAATGTTAGAACTATCTATTGAAAATATCATTAAACCAATGAAGACACAGGGGAAGACAAGAGTTACAGGATCAATAGGTGACCAAGCTATCCGCATAGACCTAGATGGGCTAGTGATTCACTACAATGGTCAAGGCCTATTGCTTGAAACGATTCCAGGAACTTATGGTGGTAAACGTTACTTTTTCGTGTGTCCTGACTGTGAGAGACGTTGTCGGAAATTATTTAAGGCTTCTCATGCCTTTGCTTGTGGTTCTTGTCAGAAGGTTCATCAAGCCACGCTCAATCGAAGCAAGACAGACTGTTGCTACTACTGGCAATTAGCCTTTAAAGAGTGTTTGAAAGTAAATCCAGAAGCAAGACACATTCATGGATATTATAGTCGTGATGACTTTCCTAAACGTCCAAAGTACATGAGATTAACCAAATACCTTTATCACTGGAGAAGATTTCATTACTATATGGATAAGGGTGACAGGTACTGGCTATAATATTCGGAAACTACCCCCTTCATTTTTAAACGGGGCTATATTGTTCGGAAACTTAAGAACGCGCCCTTTTCCGTGCAAAAAATTCCCTTTTTGAAATTTTCACCGAAGATTAAAAACTTGATATGAAAGGATTTGACATCTCATTTTAGTCCATAACCCTGCCACAAAGAATAACCATCTAAGACTAAAATAAAACATTGTTTTAGCGCTTCTAGCTACTAAGTTGATGATTTATACTATAAACTCTAAAAAGTGCTTAGAAACGATTTTAGAAGCCAAAAGCGAAGTACTACAAAAAATATCTAGTTTACAAAACGAACAAAACAAAAAGACGTCCATACGGAACGCCCCTTGGTTAAATTTAAGCTTAACTAAATTATACCATAACCAGGAGAAAAGACCATGAGCGCTAAAGAACAACTTAAAGAATTGAAACCACTTTTCGCTTTAATAACCTTATTTGAGGAACAACGAGATAAAGACATCAAGCTGATAAATGCTTTTCATAATCCTGAAGCAATAAGACATATCGAAAAAGGTACAGCTAAACAACTCTTATATTTAGCTAAAGAACGTGATAAGAGACTAGCCATGATCGCCACACTCCAAGATGAGAGACAGATAGCCGTTATTAAGGCTAGATACGTGGATGACTTATCATGGGACGAGATACTCGATAAACTAGGTTACTCAATAAACACTGTGTTCAAACTACATAGAAAAGCTTTAGAGGTATTAGATGAACAAGAAGAACGCTATTCGTAAGCTGAAAGAATTCCATAGATGGCAACGTATCGCTAATAGCCTTGATTTAACTTATACCGAGCTTTACCAGTTTGATATAAATTACCATCCCACGCGCAGAAAACACCTTGAAATAAGCCGAGAATGCGCCCTAGAGGAACTAGACGCTATTAGGTATGCCATTAATCAACTGTCTAAGATAGAGTATAGAAAGATACTGATTGAGTGTTACTTGATCGGTGAGAAAAAACCTCAACAGGACATTATGGAAGAACTTAACAGAAGTCAAAGTTGGTATTATGAGACTAAGAAACGAGCTTTGCTTGAGTTTGTGGAATTTTACAGGGACGGGGCGCTAAAAAATAGTATTCGCCTTTAA